GTCTTCCTGAATTTTCAAGAAGTCTTTGATGCCACGCCCTGTTTCTTTTTTGTATTGCAGATACGCTGATACATCTTCAGGCAGTTGCTCTGACTGCTGACGCTCAGAAACCAACTCATCGAAAGAACTGATTGTCTTGTTATACCTTTGGCTGATATAAGACAAGATTTCTTCCTCTTTGAATTCAGGGGCAGAAGAAGTCTGTTCAGCAACGACGGGTGTGTCGTTCTGAGGCTCAGACAAAGTCTGCTCATGCGCGTTGAGTAATTCCTGCTCTCTTTCCGCTACACTCTTTTCAGGTGTATTGGATACTTCACGTACTGTAATTTCCATTGGATTATATTTTATTCAAAGTTATACAAAAAAATCATTAACATCATCGTGGTGAAAATTCAGCCATGTCGAAACCATCCAATGAATCTTCATTCGATTCAAAGTTCAACGGTGGCAAATTCAACTTACGTTGGTTTATCAGATTGCTTTGTTGAGTGTTCTGCTGACTTATTCTCTTGCCCTTTGCCACTTCCCTTTCCTTCTCCCTTTGTGACAAATTATTTGCATTCATCTCAGCAATCTGCATCGTGTACTTGAATTCTTCAGCCATCAAATCCTTCTTCAGGACAGCCTCATTCTTCATCTTTTCGATTTCGAATGCAACCTCAGCCTGTTTGATTTGCATGGCTTTCTGAGTCTCCATTTGCAATTTTTGAATAGCAAGTTGAGACGACATCTCCTGAGATTTCAATTGCTGCTGTGCTTGCATCGCTTGCTGCTGCATTGCCATCTTCTCTTCACGCTCAGCCTTCTTGGTGCGCTTCATCTTGAGAAGTTGATTGGCAAGTTTGATATTCTTAATCTCACGGATATCAATTGCATCCTCAAGATTGATATCACCCTTCTGAAGTGCAATCGAGATATTAGCCTCCAACTGCTGCTTCTGTTCTTCGTCGGGAGATACTTCAATGAAAATACCAAAGTCGTACACGTACAAATCCTTGATTTCATTCAAGATGCTGACATTGTATTTGCCGATTTTGTTCGCAAAGTCATCCTTGAAATCTGCATACTCAAGAATATCTGCAATCCTATATGTCACAGCCTCGCTGATTGTCTTGTATATATACAACCCACCTTCGAGAATGTGTCTCGTTGCGGTGTTTGAGTTCAATGCTGCCAACTTCTGAACACCAACCAATGCGTTCGGGTCAGGGTCGGAACCATCACGCGCCTCGTTGAGACCCGTTACTGAACGAATCATATCAAGGTAGTGGTTGTAGTTGTATATCAACATTTGTGCTTTTGCCGCTCCTGAGTTTGAAGACAACTCTTGGATTGGGACCCTTGCATTGTTGAAGTCTCCTTCCTGAGTGAAGGACCTACCGATGACACTACCCGTTTGGAAGTACAACCTCAACGCATCATCGGGGTTGTATGCGTTGCCTGTACCCAAGTCAACCTCATTCAGACCATCGGCATCGATGAATACACCATCAGGAACGACACGTGCAATCACTTGTTGCAGTTTCAGGTGTGTAATCTGAATCAAGTCGGCAAACGGAATCATCCTGCGAACCAACGATTCGATAACACCCTTGTACATACGTGGGGCAACAGCAACGTAGTTCGGAATGGCGTGCTGACTTGCAGACTTGGGTCTGACCATGTTCTCAGCCATCTGCCACTTCAAGAGGATATTGGTACCCATTACCATAATACCCTCATACCAAACATCGATTGTCTTTTCAATCTTCTCGAACTTGCCCTCGTCCATCATTTCCAAGGGTGGATTGAAGGTATCATCCTTCTCAATCATCCTGCTTCCACCACTCTCGAGCAATTTCTTCTTGTATACAATCTTCTTGGTGGTCTTGTAATTGAAGTACAACAACGTACAAGTATCCCTGTAGAAGATACTGTTCTCATAGAACTGAGCAACGTTGTAGTAATCATACCAACTTTGACTGTACTTCGAGATTTCCTCCAAGTCCTCACGTGTCAAAGATTGGTCTATCTTCATCAATTCGGTAATAGGAACCGTCTTGATTTCACCCCAATAGAAACAATCCCTGAAGTATGGGTCTTCAGTATAACTGTAGACCACATTGGCAGGGTCTACATATTGAATATCAACACCTGCACCGGGAAGGAACTCATGCTTGGCAACCCCAATACCCAATACAGTCAGGTCGTAATCACAACGCTTCCTTACATATTGGTAGTTATTCTCTTCGAGAATAGTGTTGATGGCTTCTTCTTCTGCAATCTCAATTGCGGGTTTATAGTTGAGTTGCATATACAATGACAACTCTTCATCATCCGCAGGAAGTTGCTCAGGGTCCATTACGAATGGGTCGACACCTGTCTTTTTCTGAAGGTTTTCGAGGAAGTCTTTAGCAACCATCTGCCCTTCAATCATGTCTTGATACTTTGTCCTTTTTGCTTGGGACATAGCATCCTGAGCGTAAGCCTTCACTTTGAAAAGCCTGTCACCCATTCCGTTCACAACAATGTCAACAAACTTGGGTATGATTGGAACGGGTGTCCAATCCAAATTCAAGTATGATAAGTCGCCATCAATGGCTAACTCATTTTTATACTTTTGAACAGATTGCTCCCCACGTGCATAAAGCCTCAGTTTATGAAAGTCTCTCCACTGACTGTAAAACCTGCATTGGTTACCGTCTTTCCTGAACCACTCATATTGAATGGCTTGCCCAACCTGAAGTCCGAATTGTTCTGACTCTTTTTCTTTGTCCGTTACAAACTGACTCGGAAATGCGGTGGATGATATGTTAATCTTAACATCTTTCATCTATTCATTTGGCTTATCTTGCCTGAGTTATTGTATGTAGCAAAGTTAATGCTTATTTTTTTTGATTGTGTTCTTTCAGGTTGATACAGATGTTTTTGTGTTGCCATGATGGCAAGACCCGAACTGATTGTAGCATCATAGAATGTCCTGTTAGAAATATCGAATTTTGCCCAATCTTCAAGCGTTCTCGTAAATGGCATAGTGCCAATCACATCAGAACTCCTATACCTTCCTTCCAAATCAAAACCAATATGTTTTTCAATGTACGATTCAATCGCAGCAGCGTGTGCTTGCTTGACATCTTCCGAACTGTTCGGTATACCACCAAGTTCCAACTCTGTCTTTGAGAGTTTTGAATATTGCTTATCAGGTCTGTTCATGCAGAATCCACGATAACCCCTGTTCTTGAAGTGATACAACAATCTCGGTTTATTGTTTTCGATTAGAATCGGCATACCGTAAAATACGCAAGCCATCAAGACTTCTTCAAAAAATATTTCAGCAGTCTGAGGTCTCGCAATATATTCGAGAAAAAATTGGTTCACAGGACCATCATCCATATGGAACCCTGTAAGACCATGGAGAGCACCATTAGAGCCACGACCAACGACAACACCCGATATGTCATATGAGTCGCATCCGAACGCACCCATGTGCTCATTTGCAGGATATTTTATGCCATTCCTCTCGACAAACCTGTTCTGCAAGTTTTTGTTGGGAGTCCATGATACAAGGAACCTACCACGTTGGTCAGGGTTGAATATTACGGATGTATCCTTTACCCCGTCTTTCCAACTGAATGAACCCCTTGTGACAATGTGCTTCTCAATCCTCGAATCATTGTAGTCTATCTGCTGATATATTTTCGTCAGATTGAACAAGGATGATTTGCTTTCATCCCTGAATGCATGGCTCTCTGTTCTCGGGAACTGCCTATAGTATTCATTCAGTGCATCAGGGTCATTCTTCAACGAGTCAACCTCAGCCTCCCAATAGTCTATAGCACCGTTCGTAATCTTTCCTCCGTCAACACCTTTTATAGGTTTGCTCGGCTTACGCAATACGGGCATACCATATTGGTCGATGAATCCTTCCATGTTCCATTCCATGGGGATGAACAAGGAGTACATACCGCTTTTTGTTTGACCGTTGGCATTCCTTTTGGTTGCATCTGAATCTTCGTACAGACTCTTGAAATTAGAACCTCCCTTTGCCAACGCATTTGATGTGGAACCCATCAAACACTTCCCAATTATCTTGGACCCCAACCTAAGACAGGTCTTTGTAACACGCCAATTGTTCAGGATGTTGTTGGGTTTTACCCATTTACCACTCTCGTCGTGTGCAAGCAACAACAACTTCTCACCGTCATAAGAGTTGTCTTCCGTATTCTTCCAATCTATCGTGGTATCGAGACCATCAATCATTTGACTGTCGGCATCGAACATATTCTTCTTCGTAATCTTCGACGCGGGTACACGATATGCCAATTCTGTTTTTGGCTTGTCCATACCGTCCTGAATAGGTCTGAAGAAGAATGGCAGGTTTGAACTGATTGGTACTACCTTGTCCGTGAACATCTTCTTTGCGTCTGCTCCCGTCTTTGACAATATACCTACACGGGAGTCACGAGCCAATGTAGCCATGTTCACACATTCTGATGCAGACATGAATGAAAATCCTGAACGACGAATCTTCAGGTATATCATACCAAAGCATCTCGGGTCAGCCTTGCAAGCCTCCCAAAAAATAAAGAATATCCTGTTTGCTTCCCTGAAG